CGACTTCCTCTCCCGCCTGATGGTGGAAATGAGCGTCACGGAAATCGGCATCATCGTTCACGCAACATCTGGCGATGTGCTCTGGCGATGGGATGGTGCAATGTGGTGTTGGTGACACCCCCGCAAGTGGGAATTAAGAGGGGAGCCAACCGGCTCCCTTTTTTGTCTAACGGATATGCAACGGATATTCAAAATCTGCATATCCGTTGTTAGCGCTAACACTCCAATAAAATAAGGTGTTTAATATCTATATATAAAAGGGATATAAGGAATATACGGATATACATACACTACTTCTCTCATAGTCCACCCCACCATATGAGTATCTCTATAATCGTTTATCCCTTTATAGAGAGTACCTTTACAGGATGTTTATGTGTCTTTCCTGCATATCCGAATATCCGTTTAGGCCTTCTCGATTCTTAGTTGTAAAACAAGAGCTTAGGCTAAAAAAAGGGATATGCAAAGTTGCATATCCCTGAATATCCGTTACGGATTGGGTGTTGTTTCACGCCATAATCAGCCTTTTTGACGTTTTCCCGCGACCTGCTGGCACTTCTTCATCTTTGATGAGACCCTTCTCAACAAGATTGGCGACAGCAGAGTCTATGTCGTCCTTCTTCCACTTCCGGGACAACTTGTTGCGCAGAACGCCGATGGTAAGTCCTTCGTCCCCTATGGCGTGGGCAATAGCAGAGTTGAGTGCCATAGAGGACTTGCCGTCTGGGCCTGAGTTGGACATCACCAAGTGCATCTTGGATTCAATGTCGCGCTTCACCAAGGCGTATGCCCAGCGAACATGCTCAACAGTCCTGACCCCTTCTGGTATAGCGAGAATGTAAGACACCTTGGCGACAAGCTCGTAAGCCCTGAGATAAAGTGATTCCAAGCCCGTTCTTGCCTTTTGGTCAACCGCCTGGTCCTCGAACCACTGGACTGCCTCATCGAGAAGGTCACTAGCGGCGCTATCAGTGGGTATGGAGCGCCGCTGGGTTGGTTCCACGATACTTGCCCTACTGTCAAACTCTCCGGCGCTGTATATCGCCCTTAGACGGTCAGCCATCTTTGAGGGCATGGCAGTCTTCTTAAAACCCGGCTTCGTTCTTGGTGCTGTGTCGCGCTCCTCAAACAAAAGAGAGCGCCCAATAAACCCATTAGTTGCAGTCTCAAAGTCAACCAGACCGTCAAACGTGACCGGCGTTGTAAAGCCAACAACAGAAACGAACGGCCTAAGCAAACCTTCATCAAGAGACTCTAGTTTTCCGGTAAGTTCGCTCAATTCATTGTCATCAACCTTTATGCCCTCATCTTTCTTACGATTCAGATTAGCAATCTTCTTGTTTATTTCCGCTCGGATGTCGTCCTTCAGATCGCCCGTTATAAGCATCCGCCCATTCGCTTTTGAGTAAGCCGACATAAGAATGCCAATGATGCCTTCGAGGTAAGCAGCCCCACCACGGTTCTGAGCATTCTTGATCTTCTGCAGAAAGATGCCGATCTCGTCCACGACGTAGAAGGCCGCTTGGTGCCTAAGAGCGATGTTACGCATGATCTCCTGCTCAGACTTTATAGCACCATGCGTGGCGGCGGAAATACCAGTTACGGCATGAACCTCAGATATGGCCTGCTGGATGGCCTCCTTACCAGTTCCGGACCCCGCAACGCAGAACGCAAACAGATTTGATGTCACGTTGTCTCTGTCGTCCCGGTAGCGCAAACCAGCGACATTACCGATAGCGGTCAACGCAGCAGCAACAGAGAGGCGTTCACGCGGCCTGCGAGACTGGGATTCAATCCACTGCGCAAGTTCGCCCACAAATCCAGGCGGGCGAAGAAGGTCAACCTCGTTTTCAGATGGCAGTTCAACAGGACCGAAATCCATATCTGGAGTGAACGTAACTGACTGACGCCATCCCCCCTGTTCAGCGCGATAGATAAGCGTTCCGATTGTCTTGGGATTTGCCGACTTTCCGAACGAATGCCACTTTTTGTGCATATCGTCAGCGTCGTATTTTGACGAACCCTGCGACCACTTATCCCAAACGTCAAATCCTGTCCCACCGGTCGCATGGTGAACGCACATACCAACTTCAACCCACGAATCATAATCGTCACACCCGCCGACATGGCTCAGCATCTCAGCGATGTCGGAATGGGTCACGTCAATGGTCTGACCATTGTACTCATGCCGGTGATGCTCTGGCTTCTCAAGCATAGAAACCAACGCAGCAGGAGCTTCGTCAATATCATCCGGTGAGCCAACAGCAACATTGTATATAGATCCGCTGGAGTGCTTTGATCCCGGACCAACAACATAACCAGATGACTTGAAATCGATGCCAGGGTAATCCTTCAAGTGCTGAACCAGGGCGCAACCAGGGGACTTAAAGTAGATGTGCTTTGAGCCTCCCCCAGAGCCGGTTTCAACAATGAGTCCAGCGCCTGATACTTCAGGCACCTTTTCAAGTAACCTTTCGTAAGATTCAATGCCGCCGTTTCTCGCGTCAACATCAACAACCAGAAGACCATCCATAAGAACGCCATAACCAGTGTCAAACGCTCCTATCTCGTGGAATAAATCCCACTGCTCGTCGGACCAATCAGGCGTGTGCTGCCAACCTTGAGAATATGGCTTCTTGTATGCAAGACGCTCATCAAGTTCGGAGCCATCATGGTCATATGCGCCAAGAAGTCCGAAAACCTTATACCTAGCGTCCCTAAATTCATTCTGCATCATTGTTTATGATCTCCCTGATTTGGTACTCCCGCAATTTTGGAACTTCATCCCCCCATTGCGCAACAGCTTGAACGCTGATACCGAGGGCTTCCGCGAGTTTCCTGCGAGACCCACCGAACATGGCGACCGCCTCTCTAGTGGTCATTAAAAATCACCTCCTTTCCGGATTTAGTGTTTAAGCACGCTTTACAATACATATGAACAATGCTAGAAACAACCCCGTAGAAAGAAAAGAAAGGAGAAATGAATGTCTGTTCTTTCAACAGTATCAAAGCCGAAGGACCGCCCCGTAATTGTGACGGTTTGCGGTGATAGCGGTATGGGCAAAACCAGCTTGGCTGCCACCTTCCCTAAGCCTATCGTAATACGTGGTGAAGATGGTTTGCAGGCAATCCCAGTAGATCAGCGCCCTGATGCGTTTCCTCTTCTGCAATCAACGGATGACCTTTGGGCGCAGTTGACTGCGTTGTTGCAAGAGGAACACCAGTACAAGACTGTCATTATTGATTCTGTGACTTCTCTTGAGCGCCTCTTCATTCAGCATGTCATTGACAGTGACCCTAAGAAACCGAAATCTGTAAACCAAGCTCTGGGTGGCTACGGCGCTGGATTGTCAGCCGTTGCCTCCTTGCATCAGCGTGTTCGTAAGGCTTGTGGGTTTCTCAATGAACGCAAGGGAATGCACGTTGTTTTCGTTGCCCACGCTGATACGGAGGTGATTGAACTTCCAGACCAAGATCCATACACGCGGTATTCATTGCGTCTCGGCAAGAAGTCTATGGCTCCATATGTTGACGACAGCGATGTTGTTGGGTTTTTGAGGCTTGAGACATTCACGACCGGAGATGGTGAACGCAAGAAAGCAATCAGCGACGGCACTCGTGAGATCATCACATATGCTACTGCTGCATCAGTATCTAAGAATCGTTTCGGGATCACAGATCCGATTAAAGTGAAGGTTGGCGAAAATCCGTTCGCCGGCATCGTTGGCTCACTCAAGTAAAGGAGAACTAAAATGAGTGATTTTTGGGGACTTTCTGACGGTGATACCGTAAAGGCAGTAGATACGTTTGACGCTGGCGGCGGGTCTATGGAGCCGATCCCTGACGGTACGCAGGTCATGGCGATGATTGACGAGGCGAAATGGGATAAGAAGGATGAGGCTGAGTACATCTCTCTTCGCTGGACGACATTGAAACCAGATCAATACAAGAACCGCAAGTTCTTCCAGAAGCTGTGGGTGTTCGGGAACAATCCGAACCAATCTGATGAAGCTAAGCGCAAGAAACAGGGCGACAAGGCAAAGCAAATGCTTGCCGCCATCGACACCAACGCTGGCGGGAAGTTGCTGGAAAACAGCGGCAAGCCGGAAGATTCTCATCTTCAATCTTCCTTAATGGGAAAGCCTATGGTCGTGAAGCTTGGCGTGTGGGAAATGCATGGGAGTATGGGCGACAAGATGTCCGGGAACTGGGTTCAGCAGGTTGCCTCAAAAGATAGCGCAAATGTGGAAGCGCAACCGCAGGCATCAAAGGTTGATGACCCTCGTGAAAATGATGAAATTCCGTTTTAAGGAGGCTTCAAATGACTGAAGATACTGAAGAAATGCACCGCTTCCTAGCTGAATCTCTACTTCTCAACCTTGGAGATGATGGCTCTGCGTCAATGGAACTTGACCAGCAATGCGACAGCCAGACAGAAAAACTGCGCGTTGTTGAGCAAGCAGAAAGCATGGACGAGTTGGACACGTTGATGATGTTCGATAAAGTCTAAAACTGAACCGCCCCGAAGTGACCCCGACCACGATTAGCCTGAGAATTCAGAGCCGGGGCGGTTATTTCTCTAACAGGAGATTGACATGGAGCAACGCAGCGAAGAATGGTTTGAGGCGCGGAAGAGGCGTGTCACCGGCAGCAGCGTAGGTGCGATTTTAGGGTTAGATCCATACCGAAATGCTGATGATGTAATGCGGGCGATGGTGCGTGAGGCGCATGGCGCTGAGAGTGAGTTCACCGGAAACGTAGCAACCGAATGGGGCGCGTTCAATGAGGCTGGAGCGCAGGCAGATTTCACGATGGAGACTGGTTTGTCAGTCGTAACATGCGGTTTCTTCCCGCACCTGGATTGGCTTGGTGCATCTCCAGATGGTCTGATCGGCGATGATGCGGTCCTAGAAATCAAATGTCCGTTTCGTCTGCGCGATGGTGGCGAGCACAAAGGTATCGCGGAGCAGCCTCATTACTATTCCCAGATGCAGATTGAGATGTACTGCACAGAACGCAGTAAGGCATATTTCTGGCAATGGGCACCACATGAGACGAAACTAGAAGTAGTAGAGCGCGACGAATGGTGGTTGGATTCTCACGTCCCAAGGCTGTTTGAGTTCTACGAGCGATTCATGAAAGAGATGAACAATGAAGACCACCTAAAGCCCAAGCGAAAGGTTCTGAACACAAATCGCGCACTGCATTTGGCTACTGAGTATGACGAGTTGCAGGAAGCAATAGACCAAGCGAAAGAGAAACAAAAGCAAGTCATGGATGAACTTGTCGGGCTTTCCAATGGAAATAACGCTCAGATCGGTGATAAGAAACTGACGCTTGTGAAGCGGTCTGGCTCTATCTCGTATGCAAAAGCGATCAAAGAATTAGCGCCAGACGCCGACCTGGAGAAGTGGCGCGGCAAAGAAACAGAATATTGGAGGCTGGGGTGATGATCAAGGCAATCGAGACAGTTTACAAAGGCTATCGTTTCCGCAGCAGGTTGGAGGCTCGATGGGCTGTCGCCTTTGATGCGATGGGAGTTCATTGGCAGTATGAACCAGAAGGCTTTCAACTGCCATCGGATGATTGGTACTTGCCTGACTTTAGAGTTAAGTCCTGCGGATACAGCGCGTGGATTGAGGTAAAAGGAGGCATTTGGTCCGACGAGGAAGGCTTGTACGAGGGCGGGGGTGAAAGTCCACTTCCATTCGAGGGCAAAGAAAAAACAGAAGAATTTTCATCATTTATTATGAAAAAAGGAGGAGTTGTTTTTTTGCTTGGTGATATTCCAGACCCAGATTGCAAAGGTGAAATAAAAAATCAGAAAAACATGTTTGTATCAGTAAGGAGTGATTATAGGGATGAAATTTGGGCAAACTGCTGCCTGACAATAAAGGATTGTGAAAGTGGTCTAATTTACGCAGATTATTTTTTCGGCTCATATGATAGATATATTATTGATGGACAAAAAGAAGAATATTCAAACGGACTAAGGTACAGAACGTGGTGGCCAACAGAGGCATATGAAAAAGCCCGCTCCGCCCGATTTGAGCATGGAGAGACTCCAAGATGAAAAAAAGACTGCATCGCGCAAGGGAAATACTGTACAGCACAACCCCATATAAGTTGTGGGATGAGAAAGATGTATTAGAGTTTTCTGAATTGTGCAGCGACAGTCTCGAATCAATATACAGGGGACTTGACCCAAAGGTTTACCGCCGCGTTTCAGGGAAAACAAACGTAACTGAGATAAGGGAGGAGTACCCAGATGCAGATGACACGAAAATGAATTGCCTGTTTGTAAGAAAGAGGAGTGGGGAGATGGTAAGGCGTTATCCGTGGAGCAATAGGATAACGAAAAAAGTTTCAAGCAGGGATGAAAAAGTCAAGAACATGTTGAGGCATACCGTCTCACATCAGGTCAGGGCGTTTAAGGTTGAGTCAATAAATTTGTTCGGCGCGGTATGTTACCAGTGTGGTTCAAAGTCTGACGTTTTAGAGGTAGACCATATGTTCCCCCCGATGACTTACCTGATCGGGAGTTGGCTGGACGAGAACGGGTTTCCAGAAACAACAAATCGAGGGAAAGGTACAGCATTTTTGAATGAAAAGGACGAGCAACAGTGGCAGAAATATCACTCTGAAAAATGCACCCTACAACTTCTCTGCCCTCAATGTAACTCCAAGAAATCCAGCAACATAACAGTAACAGGAATGACTCTTGCTTCACTTATGGGGGAGTTATTCTCGGTGCCAGATCACAGCATATATAGGAGATACGAATGAAACTCCGACCTTACCAACAAGAAGCCGTAGACGCTATCATGTCGTGGGTTCGGCGCTCGACCGAGCCTTGCTTGATTGAAGCTGCAACTGGGGCCGGGAAGTCACTTCTGGTTTCTGACATTGCGCGTCAGGTCCATGAATTGAGTGGCAAGCGCGTGTTATGTCTAGCCCCAAGCGCAGAACTTGTTACTCAGAATCGAGAAAAATATATCGCCACAGGTAACCCAGCGTCGATCTTCTCCGCATCAGCCGGTGGCATATCTTTACGCCATCCTGTCGTGTTTGGAACTCCTCTTACGGTCAAGAATAAGATACAGAGGTTCGGTTCTGACTTTGCTATGGTCATACTGGATGAAGCCCACGGCCTCACACCGACAATCAAAACCATCATCGACAGCATCAAAGAAAAGAATCAGAAGCTGCGGGTTATCGGAATGACTGCAACCCCATATCGGATGCGTGAGGGATACATCTACAAGATGAAGCCTGATGATACACCAGTCCCCGAACATGCCACGCAGGAACCGTATTTTACAAAGCTGGTGTATGAAATCGGCGCTCGGATGCTGATTGAGCAAGGTTACCTCACTCCGCCAGTAATGGGTAAACTTAATGCGAAGGGGTATCAAACTTTACATATGGCGCTGAACAGCAGTGGTCGGTTTGATAGAGAAGACATTGACCAAGCATACCACGGTCAGGGGCGCAAAACGTCAGCGATAATCGCAGATGTAGTGTCGCAATCACGAGACCGAAAAGGCGTAATGATATTTGCAGCTACTGTCCAACATGCTAAAGAATGTATGGCTTCCTTGCCCCCTGGATTATCCGCCATCGTGACAGGCGAAACCAAAGCGGAGGAGCGCCGTAAGATCATCGCACGGTTTAAAGCGCAGGAGATTAAATACATTGTGAACGTGTCAGTTCTGACGACTGGTTTTGATGCCCCTCATGTGGATGTTGTCGCGATGCTTAGGGCGACCGAAAGCGTCGGTCTTCTTCAACAGATCATTGGCCGTGGATTACGCTTGTCCGATGGAAAGAATGATTGCTTGATTTTGGACTATGCAGAGAACATTGAGCGTCATTGCCCGGATGGAGACATCTTCAGTCCAAATATTCAGGCAGGCCCGGTTGGGAACGAGATAAAGTTGATACCTGCAATTTGCGAGACTTGTGCAACAGAGAATCAATTCAAAGCTCGCAAGAATGATGACGGGTTTGAGATAGATGAGAACGGATATTTTGTTGACCTTGACGGCGAAAGAATCAAGACGGAACACGGGTTTATGCCGGCGCATTATGGAAGACGCTGCCAAGGTTTAGATCGTCAACCTGACGGAACATACGCACAGTGTTCTGGTCGATGGACATTCAAGGAGTGCCCACATTGTGGCACTGAAAACGACATTGCCGCTAGGTATTGTTTTGACTGCCGTGGAGAAATCGTTGATCCAAACGAAAAACTACGGCTTGAGTTCAAGGCTCTCAAGAAAGATCCAACAGTTATTCAGACAGACGAGGTTTTAGATTGGAAAGTTTCAAGCAACGTTTCACGTTCTGGCAATGAGACATGGCGCATCGACTGGACAACACCATACAGATCGTTTTCAACATGGACTATAAAAGAGCCGAAACATCAAAAGGCGTATGCCGATAAGCAACAGTTGATGTGGGCAACGCAAAACTTGCAGAGAATGCCTCTGACAATAACATACAAGAAAGATCGAAGCACAAAGTTCTACACTATTCTTGCATACAACAGAGAGGCTGACCGTGAACCTGAATGATTGCCCAGTTCCTATTTATGGAGACTTGTCTTTCAGGGGCAAGTGTCCAACGGAGTCGGTCGAACAGATTACGTTCTTTAACCGCATTAGGAAGGTGCCATTGTGGGGTGTCATAGCACTACATCCGAGGAACGAGGGTAAAAGGCACTACAAGCAAGTATCTAAGGAAAAGGCGGAAGGGATGACAACTGGTGCATCTGATATAATCATACCAGGTTGTCCTTCTTTTGTGTGTGAATTGAAGAGACGCGATCACAAGAAATCACAGTGGCAAGAGGGTCAGAAAGAGTACCTTGAGGCCGCAAAAAAAGTTGGTGCATTTGTGTGTGTCGCACTTGGCGCAGACGCAGCAATGGAGGCATTTGAGGAATGGATTGGTCTTCAGAAGAATGGCGACCCACGTTAAGAATAAAACGTGTTATGATGGGTGAGGTGCCTATTGAGGATGAGGATCAAGGGATTCAGTCTGTGTGCCGTGCTCAAATAACAACAGCAGCGCACATTATATGTTGCAAACCAAAAAAAGAGCAGCGTAGAGCTGCTCTTGATAGGGTTCCTGAATCTCTAAGAACTATGGCTCAAGATGAGGTTCTTCGTGTATGGAGCGCACATTACGCACCCTCGGCCCCTGCCCCTCTGCCGTCTTGATCCTGTCACCTCGCAGGATCGGCGGCTGGTTAGACTGCACAACATACCACTTGCCAAGATAGCCAAGTTCTTCCCATTGGTATTTCATCATATCGACACCAGCTCCTCTACCTTATCGTAGCACTTCAGAGTTTTAGCTATTTTAACGACAGTTTCCCATTGTTCAATCCATTCCGGTGT